CTCGACTACGAATAAGAAGCGTACCTTCGGAGAGAAATGTGCAGACCTTATGCGTCATGGCATGGGTACGTGGACATTCCTTATTGTGTTCTGCACCGCTATGGTGCTATGGATTCTCTCTGCTGGTTTCGGCATTGACCCTGCACCATTCTTTAGACTTAACCTAGTTCTTTCTATGGTGGCTGGTCTACAAGGATCAGTGCTACTTATCTCAGCTAAACGAGCTGACCGTTTATCTGACGAGCTGCAAAAGTTTGACACTGAGCACTCAATCAAAGATTACAACTTAGACCTAGAGACACACGCTCTGGTTCAAGAGATTCACAAACTATTAAAGGACGACAAATGAAGATAGCACTACTCGCAGCCTTATCGCTTGGCGTTGCCAACGTATTCTCTGTGCTTATGGTTCAGGCTGAAGCTCGTGGTCGACCACACGTAGCAGGCATGACCGAAGTGGGATACTGGCTTGCCAACATTTTCTGCATTAAGACAGCAGTTAGTCACTTCACTTGGCAGTTGGTTTGTTTTTGTCTTGTTTCTGCGTACATCAGTACTTATTTCGCAACTCACCATGGCCATCAGAACATCGAGGATGTTACTGATGTTCGACAAGATAATGAATTGAACTCTTTAGAAGAACGTGTAGAGGTTTTGGAGGCGAAAGATGAACCCAGGTGACTTGGTATTTTGTTCAACCAAAGGAATTATCGGTAAGAGTATCCGATGGGCGCAACACTTCATGCCCGACTCAGAGTACTCAAAGTGGAATCACGTTGCCGTTCTGGATCGATTTGTGGATGGCAAGTGGTACCTCATCCAAGCCCAGCCGAAAGGTATCTCCGACAATCTAACTCTTGAGCAATCTGCTTTTGGAGGGACGTACGAGGTAGTGGAACTACCGAGCACGGTAGATAGAGAACGAGTACTTAAGTTTGCTCGCTCTCAGGTGGGGCTGAAATACAGTTATCTTAGCATACTTTCATGTGCCCTTGATAACTTTCTTCCCGACGCCATTTGTCTACGTAAATCCCGTACCTGGATCTGCTCTGGCCTAGTGGCTGGCGCTTTGTGGTATGGGGGGTTTCCCAAAGCAATGGAATGGCCTGACCTTTACTCGATTACTCCTGCCGAAGTTGCTGGAGCTTGTACAAATAAATAGTTGCTTGTGCCTAACTTGTGTGTTAGACTCCCTGATGGGCGGAACTAACCAAGGAGCGGCACCTTGCAGAAACCAACAACACACGTAATTATTCCTGATACTCAGGCGAAAGCTGGAGTACCAACAGACCACCTGAAATGGATTGGTCAGTACATTGTAGACGAGTTCCACGATGAACCAATTAAAATTATTCACCTAGGCGACCATGCCGACATGCCTTCTCTTTCGATGTACGACAAGGGGAAGAAGGCGATGGAGGGTCGTCGCTACAAGCAGGACATAGAAGCAGCTAATGAAGCATGGCGAATCCTTAACCAAGCCCTTACCGACTTCAACAAGAATCGTCGTAAGACCAGGCACGCAAAATGGAACCCTGAGAGGTACATCCTTCTCGGCAACCACGAAGATCGAATCAACCGTGCTGTCTCGATGGATGCACAACTTGAAGGAGTTGTTACCACAGACCACCTCGATTACGAACGAAGCGGATGGAAAGTAACTCCATACCTGCAAATTTTGTGGCTGGATGGTGTCGCATACAGCCACTATTTCTACAACCCCATGACAGGCAAGCCCCTAGGAGGCAACGTTGAAGCGAGACTTAAATCCGTTGGCCATAGTTTCACGATGGGCCACCAACAAACGCTTGCGTACGGGCTTAGATTCGTCGCTGGCAAGAGCCAACATGGGCTTGTCGCGGGCGCGTGTTATCTCCATGATGAGGACTATAAAGGCCCGCAGGGGAACGCCCACTGGCGAGGAATAGTAGTTAAGCACGAAGTGCGTGAGGGTTCATACGACCCCATGTTTGTCAGCTTGGATTACCTGTGCCGTCGCTATGAAAAGATGCCACTTGTGCAATTCATGAAGAAGAAATACCCAAACGTAGAGTATTCGTTCTAATGAGTTGGTCTTGGATACTTGCCATTGTTGGTTCCTTCGGTCTGTTTACCGTTGGTTCCAAGTTGCGTTGGGGTTGGTTTGTTCTTATTGTTAACGAGTGCCTTTGGGTAATCTATGCTGTACAGACAAAACAATACGGTTTTATTCTTTACAGTTTCTTGTACGTCATTATGTACATTCGTGCTATCCTGAACTGGCATGACAATGATTAGCGTATTCACGCCAAGCCACGACCCCAAGTACCTTGATCAGTGCTACCGTTCTCTGAACGAGCAGACTAATACTAACTGGGAATGGATTGTTCTTCTTAACGGCGATGCCGAGTGGGAACCACCAAAGGACGCACGAGTTACGGTCTATTGGTCTGTCCACAAGGGCGTTGGCGCTCTTAAGCGTGAGTGCATGGACTATTGCAGGGGTGACATTCTCCTTGAGCTAGACCACGATGACATACTTCTGCCTACTGCTTTAATGGACGTGGAGTACGTATTTGACAACATGCCAGAGGTGGGCTTTGTTTACTCTGATACCGCTCAGATTCTTGAGGACGGTAAGCCAGACGACTCCGAGTTTGACCCAGCCCACGGTTGGAAATACTACGTAGAGGACGGGTACAAGGGAGCTCTATCCTTTGAGCCGTACCCCCACAACCTCTCCTACATTTGGTACGCACCCAACCACCTACGTGCCTTTCGCAGGGCCGTATACGACCAAATAGGGGGCTATAACGCCAATCTAGAGGTACTGGACGACCAGGACTTGATGGCTCGTATGTACCAAGCAACCAAGTTCTACCACATTCCTGAGATTCTGTACTTGCAACGTGTGCACCCTGACAACACTCAGACAGTAAGAAATTCCGAAATTCAGACTGGCACCGTGGAGTTGTACCACCAGACCGTAGAGCGTAACGCTGTGGCTTGGGCTAAGCATGAGGGCCTGCTCGCCCTTGACCTAGGCGCACACCATAACAAGGCTGAAGGGTTCCTAGGCGTTGACCTACGCCCTGGTCCTGGCGTCGACTACGTTGGCAACATCTTTGACATGGACATTGCTGACAACAGCGTTGGAGTGATCCGTGCGCACGATTTTATGGAGCACTTGCCTGACAAGGTGGCGTTTATGGAGTGGTGCTACGACAAGTTAGCTCACGGTGGCATGCTTCTGTCTATGACCCCAAGTAGCGATGGACGTGGTGCTTTTCAAGACCCAACGCACATTGCCTTTTGGAACGAAAACTCGTTCTGGTATCACACCGACAAGCAATACTCGGACTTTATTGATGGCCGTGTACGTTTCCAAGTGTCCTGCTTACGCAGTTTTTTCCCTAGCAAGTGGCACCACGACAACCACATTCCCTACGTGCAAGCAAACCTTATTGCCGTTAAGGGTGTAACCCATGACTTTGGCGGTCATTTAAAGATTTGACACAGCTCCGGTAATTTGCTATCTTGGTTGGACTCTAGGAAGGAGTTGTATGAATCAAGTATCGAACCCGGTAATCACCTCACTACTTGTTGAGGAATTACATGTTAAAAGTTTAATTCCCAAGCCAACGGCTATGGGCACACCGCTTCGCTACTCGTCTGCATTTTCATGTGGTCGTCAGCAAGGTTATGCGGCACTTGACGTTGATCCAACGGAACCAATGGATACCGCAGGAGCTTGGGCTACAGGTCTAGGAACCATTGTGCACGAAGCGTTACAAGACGCTATTAGTCGCAGGTTTCCCTCTGCTCAGTTTGAAGTCCCATCTATGATAGGAGATTTCCTATCAGGCTCGTGTGACGCACTTATTGACATCTATGACGTTGGCACCAACTACGGTGGCACTCACGTTCTTTACGAACTAAAGACCATGGGTACGTACGGCTTTGACAAGCAGGTTGGTTGGAACCGTCTGCGTGGAACCGTGTCAGCACCACAGGGCGCTTCTGCTAAAGCCGTTGCACAGGCTGGCATGAACGCCATAGGCATTGAGTTGGGTAACCCCGACATTCGCATTGAAACTTTGGTCATGGGTAGCATTGGCTTTGAAGCTTTGTCCATTAACAAGGCAAACAACATGGGTGTCTCTGGTGTTAATCGTTTCTTAGCCGAGTTCGAGGTACCACGCTCTGAGTGGGAACCACTTGCTCAGGGTGAGATACGTAGAATGGAAGGCTTTGCTTTTACCATTGACACAGGGTTCTTGCCTGAGCGTTGGGCGCAGGACGATGACAACAAGTTCATGAAGCTCGATCCTAACGGACGTGCATGGCAATGCGACTACTGTTCTTACCGCTCACTATGCCAAGACGACGGCGATGGAGTAATCAAGATTTCTAATAGTGCTTTAACTAAGAGAAAGGCCAAATAATGAAGTCACCTACGGTAACCATTACAGGCAAAGAAGTAACCATGAAGTTGTTTCCTGACCAAACGGACGGGGACAGTTGGGCAGTTGTATTAAAAGAGGGCGACGAATCAGTATTCCTAGCCCACGTAAGAAACTATGAGGCGTGCCTTGAAACCATGGAAACAATCATGGTGTCATTTGCGGCTCTTGGTTATAAGTTAGACTCAGAGTTCTAAGGAGAACATTATGCAAAGTCCAGAGATAAACGAATTAGCAAGCGCATTGGTATCAGCTCAGGCTGAGTTCAGTGCAGTACCGAAGGGGTCAACCAACCCTTTCTTTAAGAGCAAGTATGCAGGTCTGCCAGAGGTTGTGTCACACACAGCACCCGTGCTAGCGAAGCATGGTCTTGCAGTCAGTCAGTTCATCACTCACGCAGAAGATGGCACCGACTCACTACTTACCTACCTGCTCCACAAGTCAGGTCAATTCATTGCCTACTCAATGATTCTGCACTTGCCTAAGTCAGACCCACAGGGTCAGGGTAGTGCGGTGACGTACGCTCGCAGGTACTCATACATGAGCGTGCTAGGTCTAGTAGCAGACGAAGATGACGATGGCAACAAAGCTTCACAGCCTAAGTCAGCACCAAAAGTCAAGGAACCAACAGCACTAGACAACATGCGTGATCTTTTGTCTAAGAAGTTTGAAGCACCAGCAGACAGAAAGAAGTATGTTGAAGGTCTTATGGGTCGTGAGTTGAAGTCGCTTAACGACTTGTCATCGGCCGAGATTGCTGGAGTTATCCTAGAGCTTTCATGAAGTACTGTAAGCATGATTGGCGTATCAACATAAGTGCACAGGCTCCAATAGTCCTGTGTCACTTGTGTGGTGCGTCATTCAAGCCACAGCCACAACAACTGCCCTATCGTGGCATAGTGCCAGAAAAGTTTAAGGTGGAACAATGACAGTTATCATCGGTTACACAAACGGTAAAAACTACGCCATAGGTGGAGACTCAGGCGCCTTCGATGAAGGTGGCTTGTACCAGTTGTCGGGTGAACCGAAGGTATGGAAAGCTGGCGATGCTTTGATTGGTGGTTCGGGTAGTTTCCGAATCATTGAACTTGCTCGCAAGTCTGGACTTACTGACCCGTACGCTCTGCGTAATCATCTTGTTGAAGCGAACCCCGGTGGTGAGTGGAACTTGTTAATGGTTACAAAGAAAGCTTTATTTGAGATTTCAGACGATTTTTCTGTTATTAAATTTAAGGAGAACTATGCTTCTATCGGTGCTGGTAATAGTGTCGCTACTGGTGCTATCGGGGTTCTGGCTGAACAACGAGTAGAACCTGATGTAGCAATTCGTGTAGCATTGAAAGTCACGGTGCGTCACTGCAACATGGCGATGCAACCGTTCACAGTTATCAAGATCTAAGGAGGGTCATGAGGAAGTGGGTATGTCCAAAGTGTTTGTTGCTTATCGAAGCACGAGCAGAGGAAGTATTACACCGTTGCCCTAGCAACAAGAGCAAGATAACGCAATTTGAGGAGAAGGAACCAAATGCACAACGAGATTGAATTAAATTACCTGAGAGAACGAAACGAAGTTCTGCTTGGTCGAGTCGAAGAATACATGATGGAGATACGTGACCTGCGAATTGCAGTTCGTGAGCTAGAGATAACTCTCTCTCGCATGAACCATCCATCGTTTAAGGATGAAAATGATTAGGTCGACACTTGCAGTTGGTGCAATACTTATGTCACTTAATGTATTTCAAAGTACGCCTGTGCAAGATGTAGCACAGCCTAAATTGGTAGAGACGGCGATGCCCATTCCCCCGTTGCTGTCTCTGCCATTGCACGCACAGAAACAATTTGCTTGCATTGCATACCGTGAGAGTCGTGGCAAGGTAGTCGATACCAATGTGGTATCAGGTGCTCAAGGTATGTTTCAGTTCATGCCTGAGATTTGGCAATACGCCCGTCAGAAAATTAAGGGCTTACCTGCTACACCGAACGAAGCAGACGTGTATCAACAACAAGCAGTAGCAGTATTTTATTACAATAGAAACAATGGGTTATACCCGGAATGGACAGATGGTTGTGAGCGAATTTAGCAACATACTTAAAGAGATTCAGTCTATGCATGACAAGAAGCAAGCTGACTATGGTAGGACAAACGATCCGTTTGCGAACGTGCGAGCGAGCGAAGACTTTGGTATTCCAGGTTGGGTCGGTTGCATGACACGTGCCACGGACAAACTTAAACGACTTCAAGCAGCAGCACGAGGACAGAACCTTGTCAACGAGTCGATAGAAGATTCATTGCTTGACCTTGCTACGTACACCATCATCGCACTCTGTTTGTTTAGGGAGAGTAATGGCACAGGAAATTGATTACAAACAAGTTTTATGTTATTTAGTTGACGATGGATTTGTTACGCTTGATCAGGCAAAAGAGGCAGTTAAAAAGTACAAAGCTCTGAACAAAAGTGTGGTTAGATCACAAAGCTGGATTAAGGCTAGTGAGTTGTTGAAGCATTTGCAAAAGGCGATGGTTGCTAACAACAGGAAGCCATGTCGAACTAATGAGTCTGCGATTAGTTGCATTGAAAAGATGTTGCGCATTGACAAGTTAACCGTCGAGCAGATTACATCGATGATTGATTGGTCGCAAGGTCATGATTTTTGGAGCACAGTTGTTTTGTCACCTGAGAAGCTTCGAAAGAATTACGAACAGATGAACGCACAGCGAGCACGTGATACCAAAGTTGTACCCGTGATAGTTAATCGTCAACCTAATCGTGATTGGAAAAAAGAATTAGAACGCCGTAAAGAAGAATCAATACCAATGCCAGCAGACTTTAAGTCTGTATTAAGGAGAAGTGCAAAATGATTGACCAAGAATTTGTAAACGCATTACAGAACCAACTGTTGATGGTGCTGGATTCTTTTTCGAAGGTTGGTGTCAGCGATGAGACTATCCGTGAAGCAGTCGATTACTATTTGAAAGTTCTCGAAACGGCAAAGGAAGAAGAAGATGACGACACCACAGAAAGCTAAAGGCAGTCAGTGGGAGCGTGACGTAGCCAAGTACTTTAACGAGAACGGCTACCCACAGGTCGAGCGTAGATACGGTGCTGGCAACACGGTAGACAAAGGTGATCTAAAT